ATAGCAGGCGCGATTGAATGCGGCAGCAATCTGGCGACCGATCAACAACAACACCAAGGCGATGACGACGAGACGACGCGTGTATGCAATCAAGCTGGCGCGCAGGATTCTCCCCGGGCGATCGGCGCGCTCGTGGCCGACCGCGATGTACGTGCACTCCTACGATCCCGATGCGCGCGATGGCGAGGGCGTGGTGCGATACCTCGACAACGTGGTGGGCGCGAAGACCTATCCGACGATCACGCTCGCGCGCCGCGAGGTCGAGCGTCGCTCCACGTTCTACCCGAGGGTGGGCCAGCCGCTGGCCGATCGCTTTGAGTGTCGCATCGTCGCGCTGCGTGTGTGCTTTCGTGCCGGCGAGCGTCTCGTGTGCCTTGTCGAGCCTGAGAACGGAGGTTGATGATGAGCGTCGTCGAGAAAATTCCCGATCATGTACGCGCCTCGCAGTGGGATGCGCGATTGAAGAAGGGCGACGTGGTCGAGTTCACCGCCTCGATGCCGCGCGTGTTTCTGGGCAAGAAGGCCGCGATCGTGCGCGTGTCGCGCGCAACCGGCGGGCTGACGGTGAAGCTGGTCGAGAAGGTGTCGGATGCGTACGTGATCGGCGAGGAGGTGAACGTGCACCCGTACAACGTGCGACGCGCGGTGAAGACGCGATGATCTTCCCTCCGCTCTCCAATCGCGACAACGAGGCGCTCGATGACATGGAGCGGCGCACGGCGCGCGTAAACTGGAACCGTGCGGTCGAGGAGGCCTGCTCGATCCTTGAACTGCGGGCGCGGGAGTGCGACTGCTGGCTCGGAGGCGAGGAGCGAGCGAAGGCGCTGCGCGAGGCTGCAGCCGAGATCGCGGACCTCAAGCGATGACCGCCTTCCTGAAAATTCCGGTCACCGAGATTCCGACTGCGGAGCGGCTTTTCACCGTGATCGCGAAGTGGCAGACGTTCAAGCGCACGCACACGCTCGCGAGCGAGAAGGTGAACTGCTGCAAGCACACGCAGGCGCTCTTCGACGCGCTCGACGCGTTGGAGAAGGACTTGACCGAACCGCGCGAGTGAACCGTGGGCTACACCCGGGCGCAGCGCGATGCGAAGGCCGGCATACCGCCGCGCACGCGCACGGGCATCTGCTGCGGGCACACCTGCCGCCGCTATCCCAGCCGGCGCCTGCGCGACGTCGCGCTCTTTCGCGTGGCGCACCTCGATCGCTATCGGTGCCGCGATTGCTTCCGCGTCGAGTGCGGCTATTACCCGTGAGCCACGCGAACTACGAGCGCATGCTCTGCCAGCACGGGTTCGATCACCCGGCTGATTGCGAGTCGCCGATTTGCATCGAGCGCGGGTGCCAAGCACCCGTGTTCACCTTCAGCCCAGAGGAAAAAAAGGCGGCGATGCGCGAGTGGAATGCGTATTGTGCGAAGTTGAAGCGAGAACTCGATCGGAGGTGAACGATGGATGCCTACCCCAGCCTGTGGATCATCACCAAGCCCGCCGCGAATTTCGTCGCGACGCTGAACCTCTACAACACCGCCGCAGGGACGCTGATCGCGACCAGCACCGTGCTGGAAGCAGATTCCCTCGACACCCTCTGGTCGAGGGTGAAGAAGGGGCGCAAGCGTTATCCGCGCTTCCCCTCGCAGCCGGTGACGGTGCTGGAGAACTGGCAGTGAGCAATCTCGACGCCGACGTCAAGGCCGCGATCGATGCCGACACGGCGCTCTACGAGGAGTTGAAGGCGAAATACGGGCTGCACCCGGCGGCGACGATCAGCGAGTGCGCGAATCTGGTCGCGCTGGTGCAGCGCGGCGTGCCGATCAGAGAAACCGTAGAGAACCTGCTCACCCACGTCATCAAGGGGTTCGACCTCGATCGCGCGTACATCGGCGGGTGGATCACGCGTGCAATCCACACCCGCACCGTGCTGGTAAAAAGGCCGACGCCGCAATGAGAGGAGGACGACGATGGATGAACTGAAGAAAGTCGTGAAGGGCGAGATGCCGCCGAAACCGCAGCAGCCGCCGACGCAGGAAGAGATCGAGCGCCAGAAGGCGAAGGCAGAGCAACTGCGCCGGCCACCGATCGGCGGCGTGCGCGGGTGATCGACGCGCTCATCCTCGCGGGAATTCTCGGCGCGCTCTTCGTCGTCATCGTGATCCAGCTACTGCGATGAGCCAGCGCCGCGTGGTGCGCGTCATCTCCTACGAGGGCATCGACTCGTGGGTCGCGATGATGCTGCGCCAAGGCATCGTGCCGCCGATCCGAGGTCGGTTGCCGCGCCCCGCCGGGACAAAACGCGAGTGACGTTCCTCCTCGCGTGCGGGTTCGCCTGCATCGCATCCGCACTCGTCGTCGCCGTCTTCGGCTCGATCGATGACGTGCGCTGGCTCGTGCCGATCTACGGCGCGCTCGGCACCACGTTCATCTCGGGCGCCGTGCGCCTGCGCGGGTTCCTCCTCCAGCGCCGGCTCGCGGTGCTGCGCGCCCAGATCGCCGAGGCCGAACGCATTCTCGCTATGGAAAAGAGAACGGATTAGGCGCGCGTGGACCAGGACTAAACCATAGTGAGACTCACGCGAGCGCAGTACGAGGCGCTCGTGGGTGGGAAGCGCATCCCGCGAGCGCGAGCCGGCGACAAGTGGTGCGATCTTTTCGCGTCGCAACTCGATCGCTCGCGCGGCCTGCAGGACTACGAACGCGAATTCAAATTCCTCGCTAACCGCAAGTTTCGATTCGACTTTGCGTGGCCGAGTCTCGGCGTCGCCGCCGAGGTCGATGGTGTCGTGCATCGCATCAAGGATCGCTTTGCGCGCGATCGCGAGAAGGGCAACCTCGCGGTGCTGCACAACTGGCGCGTGCTGCACTTCGCGCCCGCGCAGATTAAAACCGGCGAGGCGCTGAAGACGATCGAGGCCGCAATCTTTCGCTGAAGTTCTTGCAAGCACCCGCGCACGCGGGTAAAAATCGCGGCCATGCTCCCCGGCGCTGCCGGCATATCTCGGTCGCCCTTCGGGCCATCCGTGAACGGCGCCTGTGGCAACGGGGAGCGCCACGCAGGGAGGTGTGTCATGGTGTCCACAACCCTCACCGTCGTCGCGCTCGTGCTGTTGCTCCTGCAGGCGCTGTCGGTCAAGACGCTCGCGCGGCTGCAGGAAGGTTGGCTCGGCCTCGCGGCCTACGTAGCCGCCGGCCTCTGGGTCGCGCTCAAATTCCCGGGCGGCTAGACCGATGCCCAGCACGTCGCCCAAGCAGGCGCGCACCATGGCGGCAGCGGCGCACGACCCGGCCTTCGCCGAGAAGGTAGGCATCCCGCAGAAGGTCGCCAAGGAATTCAACCGCGCAGACAGCGGCGGCGCGCTGCTCAAGCAGTCCGCGCAATCGCGCGTGCTGCGCTCACCCGGGCGCCAACGTGCCTGACGATCGCGTCCGCACGTTCCCGATGCATGGCCGGCGCTCCGAGGCGGCGAAGGCCCGCGCGAGCGTCAAGGAGGCGCTGCTCAACGCGTTCGACAAGCTGGGCAACGAGGCCTTCTTCGTTGAACTCGGACGCGGCAGCGCGGAGGACCGGCGCTGCCTCGCCATGATCCTCGCGAAACTTTTGCCGATCGAGGTCGCAGGCTCGCTCGACACGTCGCTCACCGTGTGCGTGGTGACGCAGTTGGGCGAGGAGATCGCGGTCGCGCTCCCGCGCACGAAGCAAGTCCCGCAGGACGCGGTCCCACACCCGGCGCTCCCTGCTGCCGATGTGGGCCGCGTACCTGTTGGATGACGCGTGCTGAAAATCCCGAACGGGTTCACGCCCCGCCCCTATCAGGCGAAAGCGATGCTCGCGTTCGACGTCGGCATCAAGCGCGGCGTCTACGTCTGGGCGCGCCGCTCGGGCAAGGACGTGACCTTCATGCACCAGATTTGCAAGATGGCGCACCGTCGCATCGGCGCGTACTTCCACATGCTGCCGCTCTTCGCGCAGGCGAAGCGCAACGTGTGGGACGCGATCGATGACCAAGAGCGGCGCATCATCGATCACGTCTTCCCGCAGGAAATCCGCAAGTCCACCAACGAAACCGACCTCAAGATCACGCTGAAGTGCGGCTCGGTGTACCAGTTGATCGGCGCCGACAGCTACGACTCGGTGGTCGGCGCGAACCCGGTGGGCCTCGTGATGTCGGAGTACGCGCTCATCGACCCGCGCGCGTGGCAAATCTTCCGCCCGATCCTGCTGCAGAACGACGGGTGGTGCGCGTTCATCGGCACGCCGCGCGGCTACAACCACTTCCACGAGCAACTCCAGATCGCGAAGCGCGAGGACGACTGGGACTTCTCGGTGATCGACGCGATCGACGCCGGCTACATGACGCAGGCAATGATCGACAAGGAGATCGCGACCGGCATGCCCGAGGAACTCGCGCGGCAGGAGTACCTCGTGGACTTCAGCGCGGCGAACGTCGGCGCGATTCTCGGTAACCGCATCGAGCGCGCCGAGAAGGAAGGCCGCATTGTCGAGGACGTCGATCACGATCCCAACGCGGGCGAGATCGTGGTGTCGAGCGACATCGGCTACCGCGACGCGGCGGCGTGGTGGTGGTGGCAGGCAGTGCCCGGTGGCTACAACCTGCTCCACTACGACGAGGACACCGGGCTTGAGGCGAGCGACTGGATCGTGCGCCTGCGCGAGGTCGGCCTGCCGATCGCGCGCGTGCTGCTGCCGAAAGACGCGAAGTCGAAGACGATGGCCTCGCGGCACTCGGTGCTGGATCAGTTCCTGCAGGCCGGCATGAAGTGCGCGATCGTGCCGCAGACCCGGATTGTCGATCGCATCAACGCGGCGCGCTCGGTGATGCCGCGCTGCCGCTTCAACCGTCGCCGCTGCGCCAAGGGGCTGCAGATGCTGCGCGACTGGGGATTCAAGTACGACGAGGAGCGCAA